GCATCTCTGAACAATGCTGCATTATGTTTGCTGATAGTCACCTCATAATCTGCAGGGAGAAGTTTAAGATACTCAACTTTAAAGTTGAAAGTAAATTTCGCATCAGTAGAACCTACTGTTACAGAATAGTTGTTTGATGTGTCATTTTTCTTGTCACGTACAACAAGTTTGATTGTGCTACCATCACCAATAACTGCAAGATCAGCAACACTATAAATGGATGCTGCTCTAATCAAATTGTTTAGATCATTCCATGGAACAATGAAACAAACATCCTTACTAGGAATCTCTGTTCTATTCTCTGGTGGTGCTGTGATTGTTGATGGATCTGCAAAGAAGTATCTTGATTGACACTTTCTATCTTTGATAACAACATAGTTTTCATTATTGAAATCAAAGTCAGGATTGTCAAATAGTGATAGACCAGATAGGAATTCTCCTAGGTCATATATTGCAAATGCTTTTGGAAACTTTTCTTCTACAACTGCACGAGAAAGAATGTTTCTCTGAATTGATAGCGTAGATAATTCCTGTCCTTCCTTAAAGGTTATTGACGGATTAATATTGGAAAAGTTCTTCAGTATGTCAAGTGTTCCTTTAGACAGTTTCATTTACTTGCTTCCTCCATGGTGTAGAAGTTATATAATAATACACAATAGTGCATTGCTTTCTTTATGTCAAGTGTAGGTGTTCCCTTCTTGTCATAACGACTTAAGTATTTCATAGCATTACCTCTGCAGAATGCTTGAGCATCACCGAGTGCTGATATGAAATCGAGAGTCTGGAATGAATCCTTACTCACATAATGTTTGGTGTAAGTCTCACCAATGTAATCTTTTACGAGATCAAGAACCACGTCCTCATTAAACTTGAATGTGGGTTGTTCTGAATTGATCGTAACATTGCCTGTAATCTCTTCATAATTTTGATAGTAATCCAAATTGGGGATGTCATCCCCAAGTGAATCAAATGAGTATTGTTCCAATAAACCCTCCTCCTTGAGAATGTCGTATAGTAACCAGTATGCCACCATTATACCTCAAAGTCTACGTCTGCGTCAACCTTATCGTAAAGTTGCTGAAATGCTTCCTTAGTCTCGTCATCAAAACGTGAGATACATGTGGTGATTGCCTTAGCACGATTGCCAAAGATCTCGTATGCTTTTACGATGTGAACAAGTCTACGTGTTGAGATAACCTCATCAATACCACCGTCAAAGAATGTCTTACGGATGATGTCTGCCCAGTCACAAAGTCTTTTGTTGAACTCTTTGTCTGATGACAATAGGTCAAGCATCTTCTGCTCTGTAGCAGCATGTGGGTAGTTCTGCTCGAAGGTCACAGGGAATCTCTCAAGGAATGCTTCGTTAAGAACGTTAGTGCCTACGAATCTGCCATCCTCAGAACCTTTACCTTTTGTGTTAGCAGTAGCAACAACAGTGAATCCTGCAGCAGGAGTAACATACTTACCGATCTTCTTAAGGAAGACACCCTTGCCTTCAAGGATAGATTGTAAACATAGTATCTTGTTAGATGCTAGGTCGATCTCGTCAAGTAATAGAACTGCACCTCTTTCAAGTGCTTCGACTACAGGACCGTTGTGCCAAACTGTGTTGCCATCAACAAGTCTGAATCCACCGATAAGATCGTCTTCGTCTGTCTCGATAGAGATGTTGACTCTGATGAGTTCTCTCTTTGCTTGAGCACATGCTTGCTCTACAGAAAATGTCTTACCGTTACCAGATAGACCTGTGATGAATGTGGGATAGAAGATACCTGATTGGATAATCTTCTTCACGTCAGCAAAGTTACCGAACTTGACAAAGGTATCAACTACCTCTGGTATGAGGTTCTGCGTCACTGAGGGGATTACAGAGGGTGCTGAGACTGCTTTCTCAAGTATCTGTCTACCTTCAGCGATAGTTAGATTCCATGATCCACGTTTGACTTGAAACTCTTTTAGTTTACGAGCAACAGTTGCATAACCTACGTCACGTGCAGTAGCAAACTTTTTAACATGTGATGCGTCAATGTTATTACCGAACTCATCTCTTAACTCGTCGATGAAGTTTACGGATAGTTTTCTTTCAAAAGGCATGATAAAGTTGAATGATTTGTATATTATAATAATGCCACATCTTATATGACTTGTCTATAAAAGATGTGACAGTTTGTTGATTGGCACTATGCAATCTGTGCGATGAATGAAGATAGAATCTTCTTGTTCATCTTCTTGCCACCAAGAGACTTGGTGAATGCTTTCTTGATCTGTGCCTTAGTAGCATCTTCTGCTACCTCGAACTCAGCATCAGACTTTAGTGCGGATGCTGCTAGACCATACTGAACTGACCATGCTGATGCTGTGCAGATGAATGTCTTAGTCTTTCTCCACTGTGCGTCAGCAAGTTTTACGTTCTCTTCGTTGTATTCATGACCTAAGCATGATTGCTTGAATCTGTGCCACTCACCAGATGCAAGTAGTCTGATATTCATGATAGAGCACTCAGGGAATCTGTCACGTAAGTAATGTACATATTGGTTAGTTTGAGAGTAGTAGTAACCACCTTCAAAGGCATACATCTTACCAGTCTTACGATCACGTAAGAAGTATCCTGCACCCATGTGTGATGCGTAAACCTCATCAGCATCATATCCTCTTCCCTGCATCTTTCTACCCGCACGTAGTGGATGACCGTCACCATCAGTTAGACATACAACGTGAATCTTTTGTGCTCCAGTTCTTTTCTTGAATGCAGGGATGAGTTCATTCATAGCAAGTAGAGACTCATTGAGTGGAGTGCCACCCATGTTCATTGTGTAAGGAATGCCAATGTAACTTCTATAAACTATTGTGTATGCAATACGGAATAGATTTAATGCTTGTCTGTCATGCTGACGATTGTTTGACTTACTTGAAAGAACATTGAGCATGTTGAAGTTGTCAAGAATTACATGTCCTTCAATCTGACCACATAGATCATGATAACTTGTAGAGTGCTTATGGTATGCATCTGTGAAAAGATATACATCATAGTCAATACCAACTTTACGACAGAATGATACAAGTGTAAGTGTCTGTTTGATAGTATCAAGAATGTTGTGGTGCATAGAACCAGACCAATCAATGTTGAAGATTAGACCGTGACTCTTAGCATCAGGTATTGTTGTGATCTTCTTGAATAGATCATCGTTGTATTTGTATGTGTGAAGATTAGCAGTATCAAGAACACCAGTTCTAGATGTAGTAGCACGTGCATAACCATCTGCTGCCTTCTTCATCTCAAACTCTTTAACAAGATAATTAACTTCTTTGTTAGAAGATACTTTGAATGCTTTGAAATCTGAATCACACTTTACTAGATCTCCTGCAGTTCTGCGTGCTTCATCAAGAGCGTATGCATCAGGATATGATTCTTGTAAGTTGATTTTCTCTTTAACACTGTAATGCTTATCCATAACATCAGCAATAGTTTTGTTATCTACAAGATAGTCAATAGGAATCTCGTTAGGAACCTCAACATATGTGTTCTCTCCTGCTGCTCTGTTAACAAGTTTTTTCTGAGAAGACTCTGCTGCTTTTGCAGTAGATACTTCTGGCATTCCTTGAGCATCTTGAGGACCGTTGCCACGTCCTGCAATTGTAGGATTACCATGCCACTCATCTCCTTCTTCACCATCTGCAACATCTTCTTTGTGCTGATCAACTGGTTCTAGATTATCGAAAGGTGACTCTCCATTGTCTCCTTGCTCTGACTCAGATGAATCTGTAGTATTCTCTGATTGACCTGACTCATTAGTAGATTCAGTTTGCTGTTGCTGTTGCTGCTCTTGCTCAGGTGCATCTTGATTGTCCTGATCATTGTCAAGTTGATCTTTGCAGTATTCAAACAATTCTTTTGCTAGTGCAACTGCTTCAGTAAATGTTTCTAGTGCATCACACTTAGGAAGGAATGCTTTCTCTTCTGCAGTAAATGGAATGTCTCTGTAGTTACCGATCTTGTAGTATAGGTTGATCTTGTCTGCAAGATTGAGTTGAGATAGATCTGTATCTGTAAGACCGAAGAACTCATCAATGTCAAGTGCTGCATAACCTTTGAAGAATGTCTTAGGTAGACCTTCGTATCTACGCTTGATAAGTTTCTCTATACGAATATCTTCTGTTACGTTTAAGAACATCTGAGGAATCTCATCTAACCACTCATCGTTGTCAGGTGTGTAAAGTGCATGACCTACCTCATGAGCAATAAACATATCAGTTACGTCATTGCACTCATGCTCCCATGTAGGAAGTGTCAATACTCTGTCAGTAACATTGAAAGATGCTGTCTCTACAGCACGGTGCTCAACAATAAGATTCTCTGTAGCGAGTAGTTTAGCAAGTGATTCTTTGACGATGTTCATAATAGTTCGTGTCTTATACTATACATTGTAATAAGAAACCCTCCGCTTGGGAGGGTTGAGTAGACACTTTGTCAACTGTCTACTTCTGGCACGTGCCTGTCGTAGTGCTTGTGGTTTGAGGTGGCGTTTCTGTTCCTTCTTGGAATGATGCTGCCAATTAGGGACTCTCATTATTCCTCCTTTGATATGACTGAGAAGTTTTGTTTTTTCTCTACCTTTAAAGTAGATGCAAATTTATCCTGTAAGGATTCTGTCTTATGTGAGATGACAAACACATTAGTATTATCAGATACTGTGTGTAAGATCTTGAGGAAGTCATCAGTTCCAGATGTATCTAAACTACTATCAAAGATTTCATCTAAGATAAGGAGATTAGTATTGGCACTGTTCTTCATCTTAGCAATTGTTCTCCATGTAAAGAGAAGTGCTAGATCTATTCTCATCTTCTCTCCTTCTGAAAAGGATGCGTATGAGAACTCATCTCTGAATCTAGATTTGATAGTCTCCATGAAATTCTCATCGAGTTCAAAAGAGACATAGAAGTCTAG